TTTTCACACCATTGTCCATAAGTTGTCCTCGATTCTTTATAGAGTTTCTGGTTTGGGTTAGTAAATATAAACCTGATGTCTAGATCAGGATGTTGCTCTTTTATTAAAAGGTGTTTAGCTCTATCAGAGGCTAAAAACCTACCCTTAGTTTCTATGTATATTCCATATCTTTCTGCTTTTGAGATACAATCTTTTTTGTGAACTAAATAAAAATCTGGTGTATAAGTTTTTTGGTTAGGTATGTAGGGGATACGCTCAGGTTCGTAGTACCACTCAACTCCGGTACTTTTTAATTGTTCACCTATCTTCGACTCTAACCCTGAGCGATACCCCCTAGCGATACCATGCTTCCAGTGCGGAGTTACTTTAATTTTCTTGTTGTCCATATAACTCACTCGCACTCAGTAAGCCCCTTAACATTGTTAAAGTAGTCTTCACAGTATAAAAATTATCAACTGGAAAAGAACCTGTATGTAATACTTGGTACAAATCTGATACAAGTCTATGGACTACCTCAGGCTTACATTCCATCAACTTCCGATACACCTCCTCTGATTCCATCTGCTTGATGTCCTCATAGCTAGGCATATTTAGAAGTCCTCCCCATCTACATCATCATCCTTGTCATTCGCACCTTGAGAGAACTCCTCGCCCCACTCAAGGTCATCATTCGTGCTACCTTGATACTCAACCAAATCTAAAACTCGTACCTTACGGAGTCTTAGAGTTACTCCACCCCCACCTTGATCAAAAGGCACTGCTTGATAGGCAACCTTAATCTTTGAACCTGCACCTATCGTAGACTCAATACGCTGACCTTCTTTGTCGAGTAAGACAGGAACTTGAGTAAAATCGCCCTTTCGGGATTTAACCACTGATTTCATCTTAAACTGACACACCATGTTATCAGTGTTATTTCCTTGATCATCCTTCTCAGGTTTCAAGGGGTTGTGCTTACCACCATTCATAAGAGGCTTAATTACTGCCGCAATCTTCTTTGATTCCTCTTTAGTCATTACCAATTTAACATGGTAAATACCGTCAGCATCAAAGCGTACATCAGGCTTGTTAAGCCAAGGCCATGAAGCTATACCTACTGGTGAAACGTGCATGGGAAATTTAGTTTCTGCCATTTTATAATTCTCCTTTGATATAGTTTTCTGCACCACCGAATTCTGGAATCTTTTTTTCCTTACAATCTACTCTGATACGATCTACAATGTTCATTAATTCTGCTATTGTTCTATCCTTTCTGAGTTTATTGTTATACATACAGTTGAAAACACTACATAGAATGACACAGCGTTCAGACTTACTAAAAGGCTGTAATGCTTCAACCACCTTCATCATTCCTTGACCTACATTCTCAATATTTACATTAGCTAAAAAAGAATTCTGCATCAATCACTCCTTCTATTCTCAAATTACCATATCCTTCCGGGGCTGTCAAATTTATTTTGCCATTTTTTTCTTGTTCATCCTTAAACCTTTGTAAAACATCCTCTTTATAGATTTCTATAAATTTTTCTCGTAAAATAATTCCAAGTTTTTCTATATCAGAAGCGTGAGTTCCAAAGCTATCGTGTACTACTGCAAAAGACTGTATATCATGTGTATCATTAGCTCCTATAACAGTCTTCATAAGGTGGCAAGCATCTAAACTATGAACAAAGTTTGGAGCTATACCATTCACTTGCTTAAACTTGTTCATTTTTTCCGAGTCTCCACTAGCAGCCCATAGCGAGGCCATCCTACCATTGATAACAGTTTTAATTTCAGAAACTGTAGATTTTAAATATTTCTGTTTTACTAAGAAGCCTGTAGGTAGTGTCCAGTATATTGGCCTATCTAATTCGTTCGTCTTTCTAGCACAGTCCTGTAGCCAAGCCATACCCTCTCTAGCTGATACTACAACCTCGCCAATAGCCTCATAGATAAACTCAGCAATATACTTACAGTGTACCCATAAATCTTCACCTTCTTCAATTCCGGCAAATACCTTCCCCTTGTCCTGTTGCTTCTTTATCTCCTCATGAATTTGATCTCGCATACCATAGAGTGTCGCGCCATAAGGAGTAGTCATTACCGGCCTTTTAACTAAGGCTCTATCCAAGTTATTATCATAAAGCCAAACTTGTCTGAGCTTTTGAGTTGATGGGTTATCATCCTTAAATATTTTTAATACTGTAGCTTTCCGTACAATATCATAAATATCCTGAGGTGTCTCCCGGTCAGTTAAATTAACGGCTTCACCACCCTTATGGTCTCTGAGCATAGCGGAGAAATGCTGTAAGCCATTACAAGACCCATCCACTGTAATAGGTAAATGGCTAACATAGGAAACCCCATGCTCCTTGACATTCGCATACTCTATGCAAGCCCTTAGGAATTGCCACGGTTTATCAGCGTCCATCCACCAGTGCTCAGATAAAGGATTTTCTGCAATCTGTAGTATAGCTTTTTCATGGTGCAGTGTCCACTCTACTCTATCCTCTAGCGACACCTTATCATAGCCATAACTGTTAGCTAGATGCACCTGTAACCACGGAATTCCATGATCCCCTATGGGTTTACCTTTAGAGAACTCTAGCAGTCCTCTAGCTGAGTCCTCGCCCTGAGGGTTTAGGAACGCTGTATTAGCATACATTCTGCCCCGGAAATCTAGAGTGTGTGGAAAATAAAATACTTTTTCATCCACAAACTTTCGGGTCATCCACATAAGTTGAGAAAACTGAATTCGTTTAGTTTTTCTTCTAACATTATCGGAATAAATCAATGTCGCTCTACGCTTCCAATCTATTTGTTCTTCCTTAGTCCCGGTTTTAGGAAAAGCTTCTTCCATGTGTCGTTCATGGAACTCAGGGATCACTGAAACATTAGCTTGAGAAGTAAATAGGGCATCCATAACTTTGAACACAGTTTTATTCACTCGCCAACCGGTCTCCTGTACTACATTGACCGCATGATAGACCTCGGATAAATCGCGATTCTCTAGTTCTTTCATGTAGGCTACATCATTAGTTTTTATAAGTTGCATCCCATTGTAAGTGTAGTAACCCCCAACGTACTGACTACTCCACTTCCGAGGTGGAATAATACAAGGTAATTTTACAGGAGATAGCAGCTCACAAATGGAATTCTTTTTATCTATCCATTTCATTGAAGTTGCAGTAGCCTCTAACCAAAATACAGTCTTAGCTGACTGAGCTTGTGATGTGTGCCTTTTGATCTCAAAGAGCTTAGTATGGGTACAGATTAATTCACACAGTAATTGACCTAACTGAATCCGTTTATTAATAGGCCAGTTTTTCCATTCGATCTGAGCTTTATTTGCTGAATGGATCAATACTCTTTTCTGTCTCCTGTAATTAGTTGTTCTTTTAGTGAGGTCTCTAGAAACTACTCCGAATAATGACGGATTAACTTCTTTGAAATTTCTAAAGCGCGCCTCATCCTCTACGAATGATCCCACCTCTTGAGCTACTCTCACTAATTTTACAGGGGTGGACAAGTGATTCACACAAGCTTTTAGAGCTAGAAAAGCAATTGCATCACTCGGTAACATAAAAAGTTTTTCTATGGTCTCTGCCGAGTGATTACTAACTTTCCCGGTCATGTAGTCATTCTTAATGACATCTATTTCTTTAGAGATTCTAGATATACCTTTACGGATAAACTGAATACCTGCCGGTGTGGTAGATTCATGTTTACCTTGTCTAGCTTCTTGATTCTCCCTACGATAACGTACTACCCCTAAGTCAACCATCTCTGCTTCTAAATCTTTTTGTCTTTGTAGCATCTAATATAGTCTATATAAATTATTAATAATCCTGCATCTATTAGGAGGAATCCTAATTGATTCGTATATACCCACCAACTAATCCAACACGCTTGGCAAGATAGACCTACAATTCCCCCTAATCGGTGTCCTATCGCCACTAGCCTAACCGAAGTTAGGGCTAGTATTGATAAGAATAATTCAATGTAAAATGAGTCTATCATGGTTTAATAGTTATTCCGGTTTTTTGTACTTTAACTAACTCTCTTATTTCTAATTTAAGTCTTGCCTCTAGATAATCTAAGGTTGACTTAGATACTCTCTCGTACTTATGTAGCCTCTTATTCTCGGACTCATGGGCAATCATAAGAACGTGACGTTTTACTTGTGCTCTATTTAGCAGACTAGTCATTGTCTATAAGGTCTCCTATGATAAAATATAATACTAAAGCTAGCAGATACTCCATTAGTCCTCCTTAAGTGATTTTAGGATGTGTTTCACGGTTGCGACTGTCCAACCATTTCCGAGCATTTTATAGCGTTGTGTGTTACTAATAGGCACTTCCTTACCATCCTCTCGGATGCCTCTAGCAGTGTAATTATCGGGAACTG